GTGAGCGAACACCGGTGGGCCCCGCCCGAGCATCAGGACGTCCCGATCTACGCCGCCGCGTCGCTGCCTCTCGACGAGATCGGCAACCCGGAGCCTGTCGATCCGCCGGAGCCGGTGATGATTAGCCGTCTCGTGTTCGACCAGATCGGCGAGCTCGTCGACGTGAAGGCGTTCGCAGTCGCGCGCTCCGACGTCGCGGTCTTCGTCGAGATTGCCTGGCAGGGTCGCCTGCAGCGCGCATGGGTGCCACGCTCCACCGTCCGGCGGCGCAAGCTCGCGCCGCGGCGGGACTGATGGCGAAGCGCCGGCGGGACCGGTGGACGCTCGGCAGTGCGTTCTCCCTCCCCGAGACCGCCCGCGGCGGGCCGGAGGTCGACCTGGCGCTGCCGGACCCGGTGCTCGCCTGGCTGCAGTTCCCCGATCGGATCCTCGAGGTCGAAGCTCGCGTCCTCGCGTACACGGAGCGCTCCGTGCTCGTCGAGTGGGGCTTCAGCCAAGGCGCGGACACCGCGTGGGTGTGGCGCGATGCCGTCCGTCCTCGCTGACCCTTGTGCGTGTAGATACACGAGTGGTAGCGTCCCCACATGAGTCCGAGGGAGAACCACACCCCCGCCCGCCCCTTCCGGATCCCGGACGAGGAGTACGACCCGGCGCTCGCCAAGGCCAAGACCGACCCGCGGTACGGCAGCCTGACGGCTGTTGTGCGCGAGCGGCTCCGTGAGTACGTGGAGGAAGACGATGAGTGAGACGACGGACCTGGCGCGCACTTCGCGCACCGACCAGGCAACCCGCGTGCTGGTGTCCGTGCGCCGCGGGCTCGGCACCGCGGTGTGGCTGTGCGACGAGCTGCTCGGCATGCTCGAGCGGGGGGCGAAGCGCTGATGGGTCTCCTGTTCCGCAAGAGCAAGCGCATCGGCCGCGGGGTTCGGCTGAACGTCACGCAGCGCGGCGTCTCGGCGAGCGCCAGGCGGGGGCCGATCTCAGTGTCCTCAAAGGGGCACGTGACGATCCGCCTTGGCAAGGGGTTCTCGTTCCGGATCTTCTGAGTTAGCACCATCACGCAAGAAGACGCCCCACCCCCGGAGTAAGAGGTGGGGCGCATCATGAGCAGCACTTAGGATCAGGACATCATGGGGAGCTTCATCAGCTGGTTCGAGCGGTCCTACCGCGGCATCATCATCGCGCTCGTCGCCATCATGGCGGTGGCCCTGATCGCGCTCGCGCTGCAGCACGTCAACGCCAGCAAGCCTGCGGCCGGCGCGACGCCTCGGCCGATTCCCACTTTCGGCGGCAATGCTGACGGTGCCGCGCCGGAGCGGGTGCCGGTTGCCGCTGGTACGCGCGCCTTGATCTTCGGAGACTCTTGGACGTCCGGCTTTTTCGCTGACGAGCCCGCCGAGAACGGTTACGCATCCCTCACCGCGAAGGCTATGCAGTGGGACGCCTCAGTGCAAGGCGGGCCGGGGACTGGGTACACCAACGCTGGCCAGGACGGCGAAGGGCCGTACGCAGACCGCATCTCCAAGCTTCCGTCGAATATCGATCCTCAGCTCATCGTCCTGCAGGGCAGCGTGAATGACCTCGGTGCGGAACCGGGAGACCTGCGTGTCGCAGCTGTCAAGACGGTGAACTCGGTGAAGTTGAAGTACCCGGATGCAAGCGTGGTGCTCGTTGGGCCAGCCGCAACGGAAGTACCGGTTTCAGCCGGACTCCGAAGCATCGACGGAACGCTCCGCAGCGTAGCTCGAGCGCAGGACCTCAACTACATCTCGCCACTCAGCGAAGACTGGTTCAACGCCTCCAACATGAACGCCGTCATCGACTCCGCGAGGGCTAAACACCCGACCACTGCGGGCCACGCGCTCCTCGCGAAGAAGTTAGTAGCTGACCTCCGTGCGCTCGCAAAGCAGTAGCCAGGGAACAGCAGTAGACCCCCTCCAGTTACCGAAGTGACTCGAGGGGGCCTGCTGCTCAAGCAGTGAACCTGCTGGTGATCACTCCAGCGGACAAAGCGATCGCGCCGGCCTGTACTGGGTGGGTCCCGTCGGACGAGTAGGTGTCCTTCCAGATCCCCGAGTTCCTCGCGGTCTCCGCAATGTCCGCGATCTCGAAGTATCCGGACAGCGGGTGACCGGTCGAACCCGCCCGGAGCGCACCAGTTGTGCCGACCGCGACTGCAGTCTTCGTCGACGAGTCGATTGGGGCACCGTCCCGGATCCAGTCGTTGAATCCGGTGCGGTTCGCGTCGTTCACTGCGGGCACCGTGTTACTTGAGGTGCTCGACGGAGTGATCGTTGTCTGCCATGCACGCAGCCCTCGGCCCGCTGTCGCCATCCACAGGGTGAGCGCGTTCATCTGCATCGTGCTGAGGGGGATTGCTGCGTTGACGTCGTTGATGCCGTACTGGATGACCCCATCCGTCGCTGCCGCCACCACGGGGAAGCGCCTCGAGAAGTTCGCGGTCTGCACGAACTGATCGGCTCGCTCTCCCGGCTTGCCGGTGGGTACGTACCCGATCGATGCGTTGAAGAGCGCCCGCTGGATGAAGCCGGGATCGGTGCCCGCTCCGTAACTCGATGCGTCTCCTTGCCCGTCGCTGATCGAGTCGCCGATAATCGCGACGGACGGCTGCGGAGTCGTCGTAGCGCCGATGATCGCCATCGGCCCGAACGCGTTCGCGAATGCGTTGGTGATCGTGCCGGAGTCGGTGACGTCGCTGCCCGCGACGACGCCTTCGTTGTCGGTGTTCGCTGTGACGATGCCGAGCGGCCACTTCTGGCCCGATGCGGCGACGCTGACGAAGGTGCGTGTGCGGAGGATGAAGCCCGCGATCACCGACGGTGGGAGGGCGACAGGGTCGGAGATCAGATACGCACCCGGGGCCACGGTCGCCGTCCGTTGACCGCGGAAGTAGACCGGCAGCAGCACGCCGCTGACGTCCACGGATGCCTTGACGTTGATGTCGTTCGGACCCGCGTTGCCGTTGGAGATATTGGCGTACACCAGCCGAACATCGGCGACGGCTGCCGCCATCTTGTGGCGGAGCCCGGTCGTGGCGTTCGTGTCGGTGCCGTTGGAAAGACCTGCGCCGTTGCCGACACGGAACACGTGCGACGCGACCGGCGATGCCCCTTGGAAGAGCCCGAGCTGCCGGAACGAGGCGCGCGGGGAGTAGCGCGCATCGGCTTGCGCTCGGCTGATGCCGGGGATGTCGAGGATACCCATCAGCTCACCACGATCTGCGGAACGGTGACTGCAGCGCCCGACGAGTTCCGCGTGATCGTCGGCTGCGTGAAGGTCCTCACCGCGGGCGAGCCGTAGGTGATGCGGTAGCGGTTGATCGCCCCGGACGGGTCGATCGCTTCGGTTGTGAACGTCCCTGCGGAGCCGTCCGGCCACACGACGGCGGCGGCCGTGATGACGCCGTCAGCGTTGCGGGTGATGGACCCGACGATCAGCAGATCAGGGTTCTTGGCAGCAGCCGTGAGTGTGACGAAGCTGCGCGCGAGGGCAGCCTTCACGTCGTCGTGGAACTCGTTCGTATTCGGATTGACCATCGCTGCGTAGTCGAGGTCGTCGTTCCGCGTCGAGCCGTCTGCAACGCGGAAACGGCCGGTGTCCTGCTCGAACGTCGGCTCTCCCGCTACCGGGATGATGCCCGTCCAGTTCGCAGCCGTGTCGCGGCGGACCCGGATCTGCCTGATCTCGTCGGCCATGCTTCCTGCTCTCAGTCGTGCGCCGCAGCGCGGGAGTCGTGACGCCGCTCGATGGGCGGCGTCGGGGTCGGAGTGGTTCTGCGGGCGTGGACGACGGCGGCGAAGACGGCGATCCACACGAGCGCGGCGAACGCGTACACGGTGAAGGCGAGGAGCCCGAATCCATCGCCTGAGGTCTGTGGGCCGCCGTTCGCGATCGTCGCCGCGATCCGGCGCACGAGGACCAGCGCGAAGACCGGCACGGTGCCGACGAAGAGGCCGAAGAACGCCGTCCCGAGGAGCGACTTCCACCAGGGCGACCCCAGCCCGTACAGCAGCGCCGTGAACAGCGCGAACGCCGCTGCAATCGTCGCGGGCACCGTCGCCCACGTGTTGAACCAGACGTCCATCAGGACTCCCCTCGGATGATGGCTCGCATTTTGTCGGCGAAGTGGTTTCGTTCCCGGTTGGCTCGGAGCTCGGCGAGCGACCCCGTTCGGATGCGGTCAAGGAGTGTGTCGATCCGGTGCGACGCGGATCGTGCTTCCTCTCGTGCGCGGCGTGCTTCCTCGCGGCCGGCGGTGTGCTCGTTCATGGCGTCACCTCAGCGGCTTGCTCGATGGAGCCCAGCAGGTGGTTGGAGAGCTGCGCGTACTCGACGCCGAGCTCACGAATGCCGTCCTCGGCCTTCTCCCGGCCGGCGCGTTCCTCGGTCGCGGTCTCCTTCCAGGCGTCGCGGGACTCGCGCATCTCGGCGTAGCGGTCGTCCTTCTCCTTGAGGACCGCGGCCTGGTACTTCTCGAGGTCCGCGATGCGGGCCCGGTGGTCGGCGATCGTCAGGATCCGCCGGGTCGCGAACAGCGCGACGATGAGCGCGAGCCCGGATCCGGAGATGACGTCGGAGACGGACAGGGTGCCGCTGACCCACCCCCAGAGGCCGTCCGTTGCGGCGGGGTCGGGGGTGGACACGGTCGATGCGAGAAGCCAGTGCATGAGGCCCACCCCCGGGTTGTTCGTCACGGCCTACTGAGCCGTGGTGGTGTCGTCGCCCTGCTCGGTGCGGTAGTCGACGTCGGACGGCGCGAACTGCGCCGGCTGCAGCGTCTGCGACTTCGCGGCCGCCGACTCCTTCGCGACCGACCGCGGTACCGACCCGAGACCGATCAGCGTGAGGAGTTCGTTGATCTTCGGGATCGCCATGACCTTCGTCAGTGCGGCGGACACCGCAGCGAGCGTCGCGACGGCACCGGTGAGCCACACCAGGACCGGGCCGGGCACGACGTCGGCTACGGCCTCGAGGACCTGCGGCGCGACGACCACCACCACTGCGAGGACGGACGCTGCGCCGACGACGACCTGCACGACGGTGCGGAGGACACGCTTGCTCTGGTACCAGATGTCCTGCACGTCGATGCTCTTCTGCTCCTCGAGCTCGTGGTCGCCCATCAGGCACCTGCCTTCGTGATCGCGGTGAGGATGCGGGTCGCGTTCGCGCCCGATCGGGTCCAGAGGCCGGGGCCGTCGCCGGTGGGGTTGGTGAGCAGCCAGTTCGCGTTCGCGGCCTCGGCCGGGATGCCGTAGCCGGCGAGCAGCTTGACGAGGGTGTTCGTGTCCTGCGGGTCGAAGTGCTGGCCCTGCTTCTCGGTCAGCCCGACGAGCTGGCGAGCGCGGCCGATCTCGGTGGTGTCGAGGTACTTGCACTGGCCGGGGCTGACGGCGAGGTACGCGCCGAAGGCCGCCGAGCCCTTCACGCCGTTGCGGATGATCTTCATGTCGTCTTCGTCCTCTTCCTGGGGCTTCGGGGTGGCGGGCTTCGCCGGGGTGGGGGTTGTCGGCTTCGCGAAGGCGAGCTCGGCAGCGTTCGGGTACGGCGGGTAGACCTCGGCGCGGGTCGCCATCTCGTGGTGCCAGGGCTCGCCGAAGTTCACGCCGGTCCAGGTGCCGCCGCGGCTCTCGACGAGCGTGCGGAGCTTCGCGAACTCGACGGCGGTGAGTGCACGGTTCGACCCGTCCGGCATGGTGATGCCGAAGTCGACCGCGTTGCCACGGAGGATCTCGTCGTGCCGGGAGGTGAAGGGCATCGCGACGGCGACCGCGAGGATGAGCCGGTTGACCCAGAGGTAGGTCTGCCGTGCTCGGGAGCGCATGCCCTCGTTGACGGACAGCTGGCCGGTTGCGCCGCGGACCTTCTGCCAGGCGTTGAAGTCGACGATGACGGACAGCACCTGCAGCGCGATCCTCGCCGACATGACGAACTGCTCGACGCGTCGGAGGTCGCCGTACGACGACGGTCCGACGCTGAACCGGTTGACCATGTGGCCTCCTTGGAACGACGAACGCCGCCCCGGACGGGACGGCGTGGAAGGGGCGGGCGGGGTGTGGGTCAGAGACCGTTCCAGACGGCGATCCACTCGAAGCGGACCTGCTGCGCTGCTGCCCAGCTGTTGTCGCGGTTGTCGACGTTCCGCACCCTGAACGACGTGTTGCCCGGCCGCTGCCACAGCAGGGTGGTGAACAGGCGGCTGTTGGCGTCGTTGTTGCCGTGGTTCATGTTGGTGAGGACGACGGCGTCGGGTGGGGTGGTGCCGCCGTGCCCGATCGAGGTGGTGCCGTTCGCTTCGACGGTGCCGCCGCCGTCGCCACCGAAGTGGCCGCCGCGGGTCATGCGCTTCCGCTGCCAGCCTGCGCCCGTGCCGAGGTCCATCCAGATGTAGGTCAGCTGCTCGGTGGTGTCGAAGAACTCAAGGCCCGGGAACTTCCACTTCGCCTCGAGCGCGTTCCGTTCGTCGGTGGTGCCGACGCGGCGGGTGCCGAGGATGGTGGCGAGCTCGGCGAGCAGGGTGAGGTCTTCGGCGTCCGCGGAAGCTCCGCCGGCGGCGAAGATGTAGCGTCCGCGTTCGGCTTGGTCGTCGTACATGGGGGCTCCCGTCAGTAGGTGGAGGTGATGCGGAGCGCACCGGACTGTGCGTCGGCGGCGAGGGATCGGAACTTGTTGAAGCCGCCGTGGTTGAGGCCGATCCCTCCGACGTTGGCCGCGAGGTACTGGCCGACGCTGAGGGGCAGGGTGACCCACTGCCCGTCGGCGATCGTGGTGGCAGCTGCGGCTTGCACGTTCGGGCCGCCAGCGGGCTTCGTGGCGTGGGGGTGGGTGCCGATGTTCGGTGGGCTGCCGAACTTCGACGCGACGGATGCGTACAGCTCGACCTTCTGGATCGTTGCGCCGCGGAGGGAGTCGACGATCTTCGAGCCGTAGAACCATGCGCCGAGGGTGCGGTCGGAGGCCCAGGGTTGCGCCTGCCACCACCGGCCGCCGGAGAAGGAACCGGCGTCGACGGCGGTGAAGACGTCGACGTGCTGTGAGGTGCTGGCCTCCGGCGCAGGCGGCGGGGTGGCGGGTGTCGGTGCGGCGGTCAGGGCGCTGATGACGTGAGCGCCGTCGGACCAGTACAGCTTCACGACCTGCCCGGCGGAGAGGTTCACTCCGACGCCGACTGTCGCGGTCACGTCGCCGAGGTCGGTGCTCACGGTCACGGTGTTCGAGCTGACCGCGGTGACGGTGCCCTGCGCGGGCTTCATCGTGGCTGGACCGAGGAGGTAGAACTTCCCGTCGATCGCCGCGACGAACACGGACTCGTTGACCTCGGGGCGGTACGCGGTGGTGGTCTGCGCGGGCACCCGTCCGGACTGGTCGCCGTTCGAGATGTCGCACAGCGCCCAACCGGTGTCGATACCGACGAACCGGCCGAGCCAGATTGTGACCTTCGCCTTGTCGCCGAGGAGGGCGAGCATGACGTCGACGTCGTCCACTACCGCACCTCCAACGTCACGTCCTGGGTCGCTTCGGTACCGCGGGTGACGCTCTTGACGCGCCCCTCGAAGGCGTCCTCGTCCGACGACCGGATGGTGAGGACGTCGCCGACCTGGCGGAGCGGGTTGAAGACCTCGGTCAGCTGCCGTTCCGTGACCCGGAGCGATGACACTCGAGGGAGGTTCTCGACGGCGTACCGGCGGGCCTGCGCCTTCGTGGTGATGAGGTCGGACGAGTAGTAGTAGGTGACCCGGCCGTACGGCGAGGGGGATCCATCAGCGTTCCGCGTGCGGAGGGGCCCGTCGGTGATCTCCGCTGTCGCGAGCACCTGTGCGCTGTCGTCGGTCGAGGAGGACCGGACCGCGATCCGGTTGTAGACCTTCCCGGACGACATGGACCGCTTGAGGCTGACCAGAGTTCCACCGGGCCCGTCGGTGATCGTGTCCACGGGCTGGCCGCTGTCGAGCGGACGCTGCCCGAGTGTCCCATCAGGACGCATGTACGGGATCGCATCGATCAGCGCGAGCAGGTCGTAGAGCGGTTCGAGCCGTTCCTCCTCGTAGGCGAACGATCGCGGGATGGTGCCGTCAACGACTTCGCGGACGATCTGCAGGCCCGTGATGCGTTGCGCCTCGGCGAGGACGGATGCGCGCGACCGCGGCGACCCAGGTACGTCGAACCGGTCGCGCTGCACACGACGGAAGCGGTCCTGCAGCGTCAGGTCAACGCTCGACCCGATGACGATGCGCTTGCCGGCGAACTCCGTGGTCACGTCCTCGGCGGCGGGGACTTCCTCGATCCGGTACCACCCCATCTGCACCCGCTCGGCGAAGGTGCCGGCCCTGATGAGGACGGAGATGGACAACTCGGAGCCGAACGGGGCCAGCATGTCATCGGCGGCCGTCGGCGTGAAGGACTCGGGGAAGTCCGGGGTGATGACGACCGTGCACGACCCCGTTCCCTGCACGAGGCTGCTGCCGTCGTCGGTGAACTTCGGTTCGGCGATCGGTGCGTTCGTCAGCCGGCGGACGCCGTCGTAGTACACGTCGGCCATCCACTGCACGTCGAACGACCCGTACCGGAGCACCTCTCGGAGTGCCGCTGAGGCTTCACGCATCGCCGGCTGCTCCTGCCAGGGTGTAGTCCGAGTCACGAGCGAGGCGCGTCGCGTACGCCGCGGCGCGCTGCGCCCGGGTGGGGTAGGTGACGTCGACGTCCATCCGCCGGAGGGTCGCCGCGACAAGGCCGGGCGCGGGGGGTCGCGCCTCGGTTCCACTGAACGTGAACCGGGTCGACTCGCCACCGAAGGCGATGTCGACGTCGATCTCGCGGAGCTCGGCGACTGCGAGGAACAGTGTGCGTGGCACCCGCATCGGCGGCGGCGTCCGCACGCAGAGGACAGCGTTCTGGGGTGCGCCGTTCGCTCCGAACAGCTCCTGCATGCGGTCGGCGTCCACTGTCGAGTCGACGAGGAGGTCCCAGTCGAGTCCGGAGAGGCCCCGCCGGCGGCCGCCGACCCAGGTCGCTGCTTCGTCCCCCTGCGTGTACACGAGGTTGCCCGGAGCGATCCGGACGCGCTCGGCGGCGGTGCCTTGCAGGCGCAGCGCTCGGACGGACAGTGACGGGTTCAGCGGCTGGTGCAGCCAGGTGTCGTGCACGTCGAGCGTGGTGGTGGATCCGTCGGTGAAGCCGAGGGACTGCGTGCCGGCGACGTCTGAGAACATCTCTGCCCGGTACGTGATCGGGATGCCGAAGGGGGCCTCCCAGTCGATGACGGTTGCGCCGCCGACGGCGTACTTGCGGACGCCGCCGCGCACCAGCGTCGTGCGCCCGTCCGCGATGCGGTACAGGTTCACGACGCTGGTGGCGGGGTCGACCTGCTCGAGCAGGACCCGGACCGACGGGACAGGGGCTGCGTCGACGACTGGTGTCAGCACGGGGCCGTCGATCGGGAACACCGTGAAGGCGTTCCCCCCATCGAGGGTTCCCGTGAACACGGAGGATGCGTTGCCGCCGTCGATCACCGTCGCAGCCATGCGTCCTCCTTCGTCACCGGCTGGTGCCGGTCTGCTTGCCTGTCATCAGCGCAGTCGCGCGGGCGTTCTTCGCCTTCGCGACCTGCCCGTCCGCGACCTCGACCATGCGCGCGCGCATGTACTCGCCGGTCCACGGGTTCTCCACCAGCACGACGACCGGCTCGCGGGAGCCAGCGCCGGACAGCTGATCGGTGATCCGTGGGGTGAGCGGCACCACGGCCTCGTCGTATCGGCCTTCACCGACGGTGACGAGCGTTCCGCCCGCCCGGCGAGCGACCACTCCACCGGCGGCGAGCTGCGGTGTCGCGCCGCGGTACTCGAAGTGCCACGGCTCCCGCTGAGCGAAGCCGAGTCCGGTGTTCGCCCAGCCGTACTTCGCGCCGTTCGCGCGGAGCCACGACTGACCGCCAGCGACGTCCGCGGCGAGGCCGTAGCCGTGCTTGGACGTGCCGACCGGGGCGGCGAGGTTGCCACCCTTCTTGAACAGCGACCACCGGTACGACTGACCTGCGAGGTCGCGGTAACCCTCCGTGAGCGAGAGGATGCCACCCGACGCCTTGTAGGCGAGGTTCCACGCTGCCGCGGCGGCCTTCTGCAGTAGCCCGCCGGTCGCGCCGACGCCGGAGCCCGGAGCGAAGCCGAGCGCCTTGCCGAGCGAGCTCGATGGCAGGTTGCCGTTCCGGCCGTCGCCGCCGAACGGTGACAGGCCGCCGAGGTCGCCGAGGCCCTTGAGCTTGTCGATGACGCCGCCGAGGATCCGCTTGCCGACCCCCTTGGCGAGGTCGAGGACACCGCCTGCGCCCGGGATCTTCCCCATGAGCCCGTTGGCGAGCTTGCCGAGGGTGCCCATTGGGTCGGACACGACCGATGCGGCCGTGCTCGCGGCGTCGGCCGCCCAGTTCCAGGCGCTGCTCGCCTTGCCTGCGAGCCAGTCCCACGCGCTCGATGCCGCGGTGACGAGGCCGCCGTTGGCGTACCCGTTCTGCGCGATGTCGTAGAGCCGGCCCACTCCGAGGCGTGCGGTCTGCTCCTTGGTGAAGACGAACTCGCCGGCGTGGACGATACCGGCTGGGTCGTACTTACCGCCCGGGCCGGTGTACCCGCCGGTCGCGAACCCCTTGGGGAGGGCCACGTTCGGCAGGCGGTCGGTCTTGAAGAAGTCGGCAGCCTTGTTGAAGTTGTCGATGATCCCCTTCTGGATCACCGTCTCGACGATGAACCGGATCGGGGCCTTCACGACTTCCTGCACGGCGTCCCAGGCCTTGCCGATCGCGTCCTTCATGGTCTGGAAGGCAGCCGGCAGGACGACCTTCGCGACGTCGATGATCTTGTCGAAGACGGGCTTGAGCCAGCCCTCCCAGACGGTGCGGACGACCGAGCCGATGCCGTCGAAGACGGGCTTGACGACGGACTTCCACAGCCAGTCGAACACCGGGCCGAGGACGTTCCGGAGGGTGGTGGTGACGGCGGTGAAGACCGGCAGGACCAGCCCGTTCCACCAGAGAGAGATCGCTCCGCCGATGAAGCCGAACACCGGCTGGATGACCGAGGTCCAGAGCCAGTTGAAGGCCGCCCCGAGGGTGCCCTGCAGGAACGACACGACCGCCATGAAGATGGTCGAGGTGACCGTCCACCAGGTGGAGATCGCCCCACCGATGAAGCCGAAGACGGGCTGGATGACGCCGGTCCACAGCCACGAGAACGCCGCGCCGAGGGTTCCGGCGAGGACGTCCACGATTCCCGAGGCGGCCGTCCAGATGATTCCGGCGGCCCACTTCACGACCGCACCGATCAGCTGGAACACCGGCGAGATCCACGCCGACCACAGGTAGCCGACTGCGTTGCCGATCGCAGTGAGCGGCGGCGAGATGTAGTCGGTCCACAGCATGACGAACCAGCCGCCTACCGCTTGCACGGCGGTACCGATGCCGGCGAACACCGGCTGCAGCACGGAGGTCCACAGCCAGCTCGCACCGGTGGCGATCCCGTCCCATGCGGGCTTGATCGCGTTCTCCCAGAGCCAGGCGAAGGCGTCACCAACTGCGGCGACGGCGACCTTGATTGCAGCGAAGGCGGTCTGGACGATGCCCTGCCCGACCTCGGTCTGGGTGAAGAACCAGACCAGGCCGGCGACGAGCGCGCCGATGATGGCGATGATGATCCCGACCGGGCCCATCGCGACCTTCACGGCGGCACCGAACACGCGGAGCGCGCCGGCACCGATGAGCGTCGCGGTCGTGCCGATGCCCATCGCGATCGACGAGATGCGCTGCGCGAGGGTGAGCCGCCCGAGGGCCGAGGCATTCTGGTTCGTCGCGCCCGTGTTCACGGCGGTCGCGGCCGACGAGACCGTCATGCCTCGGGCGGTCGCGTACTCGAGCTGTGCGGCCTGCACGCGGAGCAGGTTCCGCTTCACCTGCACCGGCAGCGCGAGCAGCTCGGCGGTGCGGAGCCCGAGGGACGCTGTGGTGACGAGCGCGGTCGCGAGTCGCCAGGCGAGGAAGCCGGCGACGATGAGCGGCATGTACTTGACGAGGGTGTCGACGTGGTTGGCGAGGAATCCGAGGACGCCGGCGAGGACGGTGATGCCGGCGGCGGCGAGCTTGCCGGCGGAGTCACCGAGCTCGGGCAGCTGGTCGCGGAAGGCGGTGAAGGCGGGTGTCAGCTTCGACAGGGAGGTGCCGATACTGCCGAGCGCGGTGTCGGTGTCGCCGGAGGCGAGGGAGGCGAAGACGCCGCGGACCTTGCCGCCGAAGGCCTCAGCACCGGCAATTACCTTGCCGAAGTCGACGCGGTCGATCCACCCGGCGAGCGCCGCCATGCCGGCGGATACCTTCGCGTTGAGGACGTCGGCGTAGGGCTGCAGTGCGGCGGTGCCTCGGTCGACGGCGTTCGTGACTGAGGTGAAGAGTGCGGGTGCAGCGGTGACGCCACCGGAGAGGAACATGGCACCCAGGCGGCCGAGGGACGCCCCGACGTTCGCCCACGCGCCGCGGACGGTCTTGCCGGAGGCGAGGGCTGCGCCGCCGATGTTCTCCTCGATGACCTTGCGGAAGGTGGCCGCGTCGACCTTGCCCTTCGACACCATCGACGAGAGCTCGTCGGCGGAGACGTGGTACTCCTCCTGCAGCCACTGGAAGATCGGGATGCCACGGTCAGCGAGCTGGTTGAGGTTGTCGGTGTAGACCTTGCCGCTGGTGGTGGTCTTGTTGATGATCGAGCCCATCTCGTCGAGCGAGACACCAGCGATGGTGGCCGCGTCGGCGGTGAGCTTGAGGTACTTCGTGAGCGCCTGGCCGGGCTTGATGCCGGCGGCGACGGCGTTCGAGGCGACCCCGGCGGCCTCGCCAAGTCCGAACGCGGTCCCGCGGACGGACTGCAGGGCGCTGTCCATGATCTGAGCGATGCCCTCGGTGGAGGTCTTGAGGCCAGCAAGCTTGCCCTTGGCATCGTCGATGTCGAGGAGCCGGGCGATGCCCTTCTTCGCGGCGACGGTGGCGATGGTCGCGCCGATGGCCGCGACGCCGCCGCCGATGATGGCGGTCGACTTCGCGGCCATCGAGCCGACCGACTTGAGGAAGCCGGGCGACATCTTCTGTCCGATCGAGACGCCAAGCGCCTGCGGGTTGATCTCCCGCTCGATCGCTCGCCCGGACCCCTTGGCCTGCGGGACGACGGACACATACGCAACGGCGGACTCAGTCGACATGCGTCAGTCCCTCTCTGTTCCTTCGCAGCACCTCCCGCGCTGCTGCAGGGGAGAGATCGGTCTTGCCGAGGCGGTTGGTGTTCGCGTCCCGCCACGGGCGGGGGTACGGCTTCGGTCGGGGGCGGCCCTTGGTCCACTGGGCGGCCGCGAACTGGTCCATCGAGTCCGCGTTCTGGATCCACTCGCGGCTGACCGGGAAGTCCCAGCCGTGCTCGGCGGCGAAGAGCACCGATGAGGTGTCGCGGGTCGCGACGCGCAGAAGGCGGTCGACCTTGACGTGGTCGACCGCCTCCGCGATCTGCTCTTCGGTGGATGTCTCGTCGTCGCCGATGTCGTCGACGTCGATGCCCAGCTGGTGGAGCTCCCAGACGAGCTCGTCGGGGTAGGACTCCGCTAGCTGTCGGAGTCCTTCGATTCCCCCAGGCCGACGTGCCCCGCCCAGTGCTCGAAGATCGTCTCGAGGTCCTCGAGGTCGACGACGGCGCGGAGGTCCGAGGGGACGACGAGCTCGAGGAACTTGTCCATGGTGGCGACGCCGAGTTCGCGCTGCCACTCCTCCTGGACCTTCTTCTCGGGGTTCTTCGGCTTCTTGTACTGCGCCCGGATCGTCATGATCTCGGCCGGGATACGGCCGGACAGGCGGTACTCGGTCTGCTCGTCCTCGGGCCCGTACTGGATGACGAGGTCGGGACGGGTCTTGGCCTTGATCTGCAGGGCCTGGATGGCGGTGTCGCCCATGGTGTTCTCCTAGCTCGGTGGAGTGCTCGGGTGGGGTGGAGGGTGTGCCGGGGCCCGAGCGCCCCGGCACACCGGTCGGTCACTCCTTGGGCGGGGTCGCCTTCGGGGTGGTCTTCGGCTCCGGCGCGGTCGGAGCGGTCGGCTTGACGTCGCCGGTGATGCGGACCCAGTAGTTCTTGTCCTGGTTCTCGCGCTGCTCGGTGGTGACTTCCTTGATCTCGCCCGTGTGCGTGTGGCGCACGAGGATCGTCTTCGCGGCGGCCATCGCTCAGTCCCCCGCGGTGGTGTCGAGGGACCCGTACCACTTGACAGCGGAGTAGGTCTCGTCGCCGTCGGTGATCGAGTAGCCGGTGACGGTGACCTCGTAGCCGATGGCCTCGCCGTTGACGTAGACCTGGTCGCCGACCTCGGTGACCTCCCCGTCGGGGATGTCGATGCGGATGATGTCGTCCTCGTCGATGACGTCGATGACGAACGACTGGCGGCCGCCGGTCTTGGACGGGTTGATCTTGACCGAGCCGTCGGCGGCGACCTTCGTGCCGTAGTACAGCTCGATGGTCTCCTTCTTCGTCTCGAGGAGGATGAAGTTGTAGCGGATCGTGGACTCGGTGACGGGCTCGCGGACGAGTGCGCCGTTCTGCCACGCGCGGATCTGGTTCGTCGACCGGTCGCGGGTCTCGGTGACGCCGCCGTCGCCGACGTAGCCGAGGTCCTTGTGGTCGGCCGAGAGAGCCTCGGTCGCCGTTGCCGGACGTTCGGCGGTCTTCGGGGCGTTGTACACCGCGCCCGTGACCGCTACGCGGACGTTCTCTGCCTTGAGGGACACGAGGGCCCTTCCTTCCAGTTGTGGTGTGGTGGGCGTGTGACCCTGGGGTCCCTGCTCGGTGGGAGGAATGCGAGAAGCCCCGCCAGTCGGCAGGACTTCGGGTGTGAGCGGCTCAGAGGCTGCGGCCGCGGTGCTGCATCTCGAGCTCGGCGGTCTGCTTGTAAAAGCCGTCCGCCGCGGGGTCCGGGTTCGGCCCGCCGTTCACCTCGAGGTGAGTGATGAACCGGCCGTCGACCATGCCGCCGGGCCCTCGGGAGGTGACGAGCGCGAGGACGAGGTTGATGAGGTCGACTGCTGCGCCCTCGTCGTCGGCGACGACGTCGACGGTGACGTACGAGGTCCGGAGGGTGTTGCTGGTGCCACCGCCCGGGCTGGTGGTGAAGACAACCGCGCGGTGCCCGGTCGAGCCCTTCCGGTTCGTCACGACCGCGCCTGCAGCGACCGGTTCGGGGCGGGCGGCGAGGAGCCCGCCGGTGCGGGCGATGAGGTGGGCGAGGAAGTCGCCGTAGATGACGCCGTGCACGGGCCCTCCTACCGGGGTGCTGCGTTGCTGAGGACCGCGCGCATGGCGGCGACGAGCCGGGCGCGCTCCCAGACCTCGGCCTCGACGCGGAGGCGGACGCGGGAGTTCGCGGTGCCGACGCCGGTGCGGATCGCGGTGACGGTCGCGCCGGGGATCTGCGCGGCGATGTCGTCGGCGTAGGGGCGCAGCTGCTGCTCCATCGCCTTCGAGGCGAGGACCGCGCCGAAGCCGCGGCGGTTGAGGACGACGCGGGGCCTAGCCATCGACGTACTCCGTCCGGGAGAGCTGCACGACGGATCCGGGGTTCCAGTCGGTCATGCCGGTCGACCAGTCGGCCTCGCTGCTGAACACCTTGTAGCGGGTGCCGCGGACGGTGAACTGGTCGTCGGGGCCGATGCCGACCACGGCCGGGAAGTAGAGCGTGATGCGGGTGTTCGAGGTGTCGGCGTCGGTGCCGGTGACCTCGTCGCCGAGGTTCGGCGCGACGAGCACCTCATCGATCGGGGTGTCAGCGTCGGTGAGGATCGGCTTGTTGTACCGGTCGCGCTTGCCGGTGTCGGTGCGGTGGTGCCAGGTGACGGTCTCGCCGGTCATCAGTACCCCTGCACAATCGAGCCGTAGGTCTTCACGCGGTACGACTGCGCGGTTCGGACGTCGTCGGGTGCCAGCCGCGGGGACGTGCCCTGCGCCCAGGTGGCGTAGGTCTCCTGGACGCTGAACGGGCCGCGGGTCTCGCCGCGCTGGCTGACGCCGGCGCGGGCCCGGGGGTCGGCCTCGAGCAGCTGCGCGACGACACCGGCGACGGTGAGGCGGACGAGGTCGGGGACCTCGTCGTAGCCGTGCTCGTAGTCGACGACGACGAACGTGCCGGTCGGGACGGGCACCTCGAGGCGCTGCCCGATGAGGGTGAACCGGTCGCCGGGTACGCCGTCGACCGTGTGCACCGCTTGCACGGGGCGCTGGGGAAGTGTGAGCGCGCCAGCAGTCACCCGGAGCCGGTTGGTGGACCGGCCCGTGGTGAACTGCTGGCGCGCTTCGAGCCGGAACAGCTCCGACACCTTCAGCAGGTGCCCGTCGACCTGCTTCGCCTCGGAGGCCGTGAGGTCACGGCCGAGCGCCGCGACGACGTCGTCCTTCGTTGCCAGCGCTTCGGCCATGACCTCACTCCTCTCAGTTGCTGGTAGCGGCCTCGACCGCTGCCATGATCTGGTCGCGCGTCGCGTCCTCGGGGTACTCGACGCCGAGGGCGTCGGCGTAGGCCGCCCAGTCGTCACGCGACGAGTTGCCCTTCGGCGTGGTGTCCACGCTCAGGGCCGACATGGTTGCCGGCGCGCCCGATGCCGGAGTGAAGTCCACCGAGATCGCTCGGACGAACTGCAGCGTCGGCTTGTTGTCCGCGTCGAGGACGAGCGAGCCGTCGTCGTTGAACTTCGGGTCGAGGACCGGCGTCGAGCCCGCGAAGGCGTGCACGATCGAGCGGTCCTTCAGGTAGTCGCTGTCGTAGTCCCACAGCTGGGTGACGGCGATGCCGTTGCCGGCGGCGACGCCACCACCCTTCGCGACTCCGTTCGGCACCACCGGGGCCACGACGACCCAGGCGATTGCCGACTCGTGCGTGAAGAACGACGCGGTCGGGTCGAGCTCGTCGAGCTCGACGATGGTGAAGCCACCGAGACGGCCGACGACGCCGTCGCGCAGTGCTTCCGGGATGCCGGCGGTGTCGACGTCCAGGAGCTTCTCGTGGCCGGCGATCGCCTCGGAGACGTCTGCGCCGACGAGCCAGTAGCGGCCCGTGGTCGGCACGAAGGACTTCTGGAAGAAGTTCCGCGCACGGAGGGCGACCTTCCGCGGGTCGGACTCCCGCGGGTCGGAGCTCGACGGGTTGAAGGGGACCTCGTGGATGAACGTCGCGTCCGTGAGTGCGGAGACGACGACCGCAGCGACGTCGCGGGCGACCGCGTCGACCTGCGGGGCCTGGACGTCGCGGACGTAGTCCACCTCGTCCAGCGTCTCCTCCTCGGGGGAGAGCTGCACCGCGCTGTAGATGTGCTGGTCCAGGGTCACCTGGATCTTCGTGTTCACCAGCTTGTCGATGACGATCTTGTCGTCGCCTCGCCACTGCTTCTTGCGCGCGACGAGCACCGCGGGCCGCTTGATCCCGATGGTGTCGCCCTCGGCTCCCTTGAAGTCGGCGACGCTGTACTTCGTGGTGAAGAGCCCGGGGGCCTTGATGGTCTTGCGGAGCAGAGCCAGCGCGGTCTGCGCGAACTTCGTGCCCTTCGTGAAGATGTTGTCCGCCACGATTCCTCCTTGGATGTGTTGTGGCCGCTTGGGTTCGTGGCGAACGCCAGCGGGGGTTACCTGGTGGTGGCTGCCGTGACGACGTCTTCCGCCGACATCTCGCCCTCGCCGATCTGGCCGCCGGTGTCGCCCTGCCCGTCAGCAGACGGACCGGCGGGCGGTGCGGGCACCAGGGCGAGCAGCTCGTCGGCGTGCGCCTCGAGCTCTTCGCGCGTCGCGCCGCGGAGGGCGGACGCGCTGATCTTGCGATCGGCGAAGCCCTTCGCGTCGGCGACCTCGTCGCGCAGCTTGGCGGCCGTGTCCTTCGCGTCGCGTTCCGCGACGGTCTTCTCGGCTGCCTCGGCGCGTGCGATCGCCTTCTCGAGCTCGGTGCGGTTCGCTTCCTCGTGCTCGTCGAACTTCTTCGCCTTGTCGGCGTTCGACGTGGCCCGCTCCTCGTTCTTGCGAGACAGGCCCTTCCACTTCTCAGCGTCGGCGAGTGCTGCTGCCAGCTGCTCCTCGAGCGTTGCGCCCTCGGTCGGCTTCGGCTTCTTGTCGTCGTCTTCCGGCATCGGTATCTCCCGTTTCGGGTTGATGGTTGGCCGTTTCGGCCACTCCCCACGGCGTGGGGAAGTCAGGTGAGCGCAGCGATGTCCGCGGCGCTGGTGAACTTGTCGGACCGCCACGCGAGGGTGGGGCCGAGCTCGCCGTGGTCGTTGACGACGACGAGGTCCGTGAAGTCGCTGAGGGGCTTGTCCGCGGAGGAGCGCTTGTCGAGACCGAGGTCACGCGCGCCGCGGTCGGTGCCGCCCAGCTTCTGGTCGATGAGCGTGTGGGTGCGTTCGAGCAGGTCCGGGTCGAGGATCGCGCCCGGGCCGTCCGCCTCGCGGACTGGCTGCACGCCGCAGTCGCAGCCGGGGTGGATCGGCATGAGCTCGTGCTTGCTGTACTTCTGCGTCGACGCGATCGCGCACAGCGCGCAGTTCTCGAGGCCGGTGAGGACGCGGCGGTAGCCGTAGAACCCGGAGGCTTCGAGCGCACGCTGCGCCTGGCGGTTCTTCGCCTGCTGCAGTTCGGTCGCGACGATCGTGAGCATCCGATCGAGCCCGTACGCGACCGCTGCGTCGAACGGGGAGCCGTTCGACAGGGCCGTGTACAGCGTGACCGCGCCCCGCCGGTAGACGTCGGCCGAGGGGGTGCCCCGGTAGCCGAGGATCGCGTCGCGGTTCACGGTCGCCGGAGCGACCTCCGTGCCGGCGAGGCGCGCGGCCTGCCCGATGTACGCGCCGGTGAGCGTCGCGGTTGCGAGCTGGCTCGCCTGCACCTGCGGGAGGATCTGCGAGATCAGCCGGTCGATGTCCGCGTCCCGGTACGCCGGGGACGCATCCCACCGCGCGGCGGTGACAGCGAGCGTCCGGTCACGGATCTTCGCCGTCGCCGCCTGGTGCGCGTCGGTCAGCTGGTCAAGCGTTGCCAGTGCCACCGGCTGCTCCGATCAGGGTCGCGGTGAGCAGGGCGTCGGACGTGGCGTTGGACTCGTCCTGGTCGATCTCGTCCGGCGACATCCCCATGATGTTCTGCTTGATCCACCGGGCCGACATGCCGGCCTCCTTGGCCTGCTTCGCCGCCAGGGTCTTCTCACCGAACGAGATGTGCTCGGGCGGCTCCCACAGCAGCTCGACGGTCTCGCCCTCGTCGACGCCGAGCAGGCGGAGCGCTTCCAGGAGGGACCCTTCCATCGGCGCGGTCGCCCGCGTGATGCGGTTCTTCGCCTTCTGGATCTCGCCCTTGTTCGCGTTCTGCGCACCCTCGGCGGACTGGTTCTCCCCGGACGGGATGAACACGGACAGTGGGGTGAGGGTGACGGCCGCGAAGTCGCGTGCGTCGGTCTTCTCGCCCTCGAGCAGCGGTCGGATGTCGGTCTCTGCCGACTCCCACACGTCGATGCCGTCCGGGAGGTCCCAGAGCGCACCGGGGGCCGGGTCGAAGACCTTCGCCCAGTCGATGTCGTTGCCGTCTTCGTCCTGAGTCGGCAGGCCGCCCTTGATGGCGCGCTGCTTGAACGCCTGCATCGCGGTGACGACGAGGCGCTGCAGCTTGCCGAGGTTCGCACGGTCGATGACGTCGGTGTGCGGCTCGAACTCGGCGACGCCGCCGTCGTTCTCGAGGACGTAGACCGGGACGCCGCCGGCGTGGAGCTCGGCGGGGCCATCTTCGTCCCAGTCGCCGGCGACCTGCGGCTGAGGAGTGCCGTTGTCGTTCGTCGACTTGCGGGAGAACAGCTGTCGGACGCCGGGGAGCCAGACGAGCGCGTAGTCCTTGCCGACATCGGGGTCCCGCCACGCCTTGAGCGCCGCACGGGCGCGCCAGGGCTGCGCCGGGTCGGGTGCGGTGATGACCTTCTCGGGCTTCTCCGACGTGATGATCGGCTGGCCGTCGCGGAGGCCGGTGATGAGGTAGCCGACGCTCGTGGTGAGCATGTTCGAGATGGCGTCGCTGAACACGACGTCGAGGCGGTTGTCGCGCCAGACCCGGCGCGCGGCGACGACCGCGGGGCTCGTCGTCGACGTGCCGACGCGGACTCCGTTCGGCACCATCCGGCCGCCGAGCGACTGGCACGTCAGGCCACCGTAGTTCGTGCGCGCCTTCTTCTGGAACGCCGCCCATGAGTCGCGGGTGTTCTTGCCCATCTCGGGCAACGGGGCGTTGCCGTTCGCGTAGGAACGGTTCTTCGCGATCCGCTCCTGGCGGGCGTCGAGACGCTTCGCCAGGATCGGGAGCCATTCGGCCGGGGTGGTAGCCACGGGTCTCCTCTCAGCGGATGCGGCGGGCGAGCGTCTTCTTCTTCGTGAGGTTCGCGCCGAGGGCGTCGATGCCGGCCGCGTAGGCGAACATCGCGCCCCAGGTCGCGTCGATCTTCGAGCCGTCCTGGTCCTCGTCCGGCTTTTTGAGCACGTAGCCGGACCGGCGGGGGTCGCGGCGGGCGTTGAGGAAGTGGGACGTGAGCTCAGGCGAGCCGTCGTAGGTGATGTCGCCGGCGCTGATGGCGGACTCGAGCTGGTCGAAGGTGCCGGTCGTCCGTGCGAGGTCCTTCTGCCGCCACCGGATCGGCTCGTCACGGGACATCCGCACCTTGAGCCGCTTCGCGTACTCGGCCTCCCACGTCTTCACGTGGCCGGCCCACCCGGCGGACGGGTCGGCGTAGAACCCGACGACGTTGTAGTCCTTGAACGCCTCCCGGACGGCCGCCTCGACCTCGAGGACGGGCGGTCGCCAGTTCTCGCCCTTCGGCCCGTCGGGCTGCTCCCAGACGCCGATCTTGAACAGGTGCTTTTGCGTGACGGAGTAGCCGACCAGGACCGTCGAGTCGGCGGTGCCGCGGCCGGGCTTGCGACCCTCGGAGCCGTCGAAGCCGAGCGTGACCGGCTCCGTCTTCGAGATCACCTTGTCGAGGTCCTGGATCGCGCGGAGGTCGGGCTGCGAGACGAACGAGTTCGTTGCGTGGGTGATCTGGTTGAGGAAGTTCGCGCGGAGCGATTGCGGGTCGTTCGACGTGTCGAGGAACGCCAGCATCTGCCGCTCGATCGGTGCCCAGCCGGGCTCGCACGGCGGGTCGTGGATGACGCAGCCGTCGGGGTGGTCCGAGCTGTCGCCGTACGCGTACCGCAGGCCGTACTCGAGCGACGCGGAGTCCGTCGGGTCGGTGTCGGCTGGCGCTTCGCGGTGGTCGTAGTGCAGCTGCCGCGCCTTGCTGAGGTCGACGTACTTCTTCGACTTGATCAGGTCCCAGTCGCGCGCGGATGCCTCGGCGACCGAGTTCTCGCCCGGGGTGAACGCGTTCGGGGACTCGATGACGACGCCGGACGCCTTCGTGGAGTTGTCGCGAATGTTCTGGGCGAGGCGGATGCCGCCGTTGCCGCGGACCCACTCCTCGGTCTGGTCCATGATCGCCGCGACCTGACCCGGGAGGCCCTTGATCGAGCGCCCGGACGAGGTGCGGGGCTCGATCTTGCCGCCGGGGATCCCGATGAAGGTGTCCATCGGGTCGACCTCGAACTCGTTGACGAGCGCGTCGGTGCGCGCCATCTCGAGCATCGGTGCCCACGTGTTCTGCACCTGGTCGTCGGAGGTCGCGGTGATCGGGACGTTGATGATGCTCTTGAAGTCGGCCCAGGGGCGCGCGACGGGCTGCCCCTCGGCGTCCCACCCATCGGGGACGACCTCGAACAGCGCTTCGCTGATCCCGATCGACGCGAGCAGCGGAGACTTGCCCCAGCCTCGGGGGCGCTGGATGACGGCGCGGGCCTTCACCCGCCGGCCGGTAGCTGGGTCGATCTCGTACAGGCGCACCAGGAACTCGAGCTGCTCCCGGGAGACGACGTAGTCGAGGTACTCCGCCATCTGGTCGGCGACGTGGTAGCCGAGCGTCGGGAACGTCTCGCCGTCGAGCGGTCGCCAGGGCATCAGTCTCCCGTCGCTTCCTTCGGCAGAGCCACGCCGCCGAATCGGTCGCGCGAGCTCGCGCGCCGGGTCGCGGTCTTCGTCTCGGCCTCCTCGGCCTGCGCGAACGTGATCCGGAGACGGGCTCGGTCCTCGGGGGTCGCGCCGAACTTCGCTTCACGCAGCCGGAGCTCGGGGGCGAGCTTGACGTTGCCCTCCCAGAACTCGGCGTGCAGCAGGGCCGTGTCCATCAGGAACGACCAGTCGTTGTACGTGAACGCGGAGGCGAGCGGGGAGTCCCGCCACATCGCCCACCAGCGCACCGTGACGATCGGCCAGTCGACCTCGTCGGTCCAGACGCCGTCCTCGTCGTCGCGGGACTTGTACCGGGTGGGGAGCTCGGGCTGCTCGGCGATGATCGCCGGCAGGATGCGCATGGTGACGGGCTCGGCGTTGCGGCGGGCGCGCTTGCTGGCGGCCTTCGGCGCGGGTCCTCGACCAGACATGGGGGTACCTCCCGTTTCGGGATGAGCCCGCCCTTCCGTTCCGGTCAGGGGGGCGTGGATCGACCGCGCACCCGGAAATCCCCAGACCCGTACACAGCCTGAGCCACAGCACCTCTACGACCAGGACGGACCCGGGGGAGGGGGTGGAGCCCCCTCTGCACGCTCGCGTGCCGTGCGTTCGGAGCGTTGGCGTCTACCGGAGCCCTGGGTGCTTCTCGCGTGGCTTACGCGCGGACGGGACGCGCTGGTGTCGTCGTGCTTCGAGCGCTTCGCGTGCAGTCTTCTTGTCGTGGTGCCATGAGCACAGCCACTGCAGGTTCGAGAGTGCATGGTTGTCGCCGTGCACGATGTGGTCGCAGTCTGTGCCTGGCTCGACGCAGCGTGTGCCGTCGCGCATCGTGCCCTGGCATCGTCCGCCGGCGCGATCGCGGACAGTCGTGCGTCGCTCGTCCCAGTCACGCGGTAGTCGTTGCTTGCGGGTGCTGCCTGACCACTGCTCACCCACGTCGTACTCCTGTCGTCAGCGCTCGTCGTCGAGCTGCCATGCGTACAGCGGCGCACCCTCGCCGTCGTAGCCGATGGGCTCGAGCAGGGTGCGCGTGTTGGTGCGGGTGCGGTGCGCGAAGAGGTCCACGTCCGCTCCCCCGCTCCGGGACCTTCGGGGGTCCCGATCAGCTGCCGGGGTCCGGGTCAGTTGCGGGATCCCCGGTTGCACGGGCGGCCTCCCGGATGAGGTCCCGGATCTCCGAGGCGGGAGCGGTGGCTACGGCGGTGTAGCGGATGGTGACGTCTCCGCTGTCGGGCAGTGCGTTGATCTGCACGGATCCGGCTTGCACGGTGTCGGGGTCGATGCCTGCGGCGGTAAGGACGCCGCGGTCGAAGGCGGCCCCGAGGTTCAGCATGGCCGCTGCCCTCGCCAGGGATGCGACCGTGGGATGCGGACCCGCTTCCACTTCACCTTGACCTCGCCGGCTGTGGCGATAGGGCGACCCTGCTCGTCGTTCTGGATGTACGCGACCTTGATGTACCGGCCGTTGATGCGGCGGGCGTGTTCGTCGAGGACGTAGGTCTTGTGCTGGACGATGTCGAGGACGCGGTCGTAGTCCTCGGTGCCGCGGCGGGTGAGGTGGTCGCGTTCCCAGAGGTGCGCGGCGATCATCTCGGCTGTGACCAGGATCGTCGCTGATGCAGTAGTCATCGCTTCTCCTCACAGGTGGCGGTGTCGGACCCAGTCGGCGAGGCCAGCTCCGACAGAGAGCATCTGCCCGAAGGGTGCGAAGACGTATCGGCCGCCCGCGTTGCTGCGTTCGAAGTCGACGTTCGTCCACTCGACTGCGGCAATCCAGCCTTGGATGTACGGCGGATCGTCGGGGTACTCGTCTTCGGTCTGGATGCGCGCGAGGTCGGCGAGGGCGGCAGCAGCGCGATCGCGGGCTTCGTCGTAGCGTGCGCGACGCTCGTCATCCCAGGTCATGTACCCGCCGGAAAGTGGGGCGTCGTCCATGGTTCCTCCTCGGCGGGGTGTTGGGGGCGCAGGTGCGTCTCGGGCCAAGAGTCGTACCGTCGTGGACGTCCTTCGAGACCTTGGCTGGTTCCTCGTTGACGCCCCCAAGTGGTGGCCACTCACGTCCCGGGCCTGCGTGTCACCGGCAGGTTGCCGAGGGAGGACGGCGCGTTGGATCCCCGTGCTCGACGCAGCGTGACTGTGGTGTGTCTGCGGGCCGGGGAAGTTGATCGTCCGCTGACGGTGACGAACCGGCACCGCTTCGGCTCTCGCGGCGGTGCTGCGCTCAATGAGGGGGAACCACCCGACCCTGGCCTGGTTGTCGCGGGCTGGCGCTTGCCTGCCTCGCTCGGTACCCGCGCAGCGCTTGGCGTGGCCGCGGGTACGTGTCGGCCGCACCTGTCGGCGGTGCGGCGCATGCTGTGGTGATGACGGATGACGAGCGCGCGACCCTCAGCTTCGAGGAGACGCACCCGGTGAACGACCGCCGCAAGGAAGCGGCGGTGCGTGAGACGTTCGGTGAGTCGTGGGTCCGGTACGAGCAGCGTCTGCAGCGGCTGGTGAAGCGCGAGGACGTGCTGGCTGAGTTCGCGGTGGTCGCGGGTCGTGTGCGTCGGGCGACCGAGAAGCGTGCGGCGCTGCGGGGTGCGCGGCGCTTCGGCTGAAACGACGAAGGCCCCCCGCATCTGCGGAGGGCCTTCCAAGTCGAGCGGATCCTCGGCTACACGCACTTCTGGATCCTCACTAGCTACCTTCCCGCCTTTCCCGCATTAAGTCAAGGAGGTCCGTGCGGCGTGTCACGGTGCCTCGCGGACGACCGGGTCGGATGGTCGACTCCGCTCGGAGAACGTCAACGCCTTGCACCTCGAGGTGCCCCTGCGCGTTGCGGCGCGCGGTGAGGTGCCCCTTGTCGATCCAGGCGTAGATCTTCTGGGGCGCTCTGCCGGCGAGGATGGCTGCCTCGCGGATGCTGATCCAACCACTCATTGCCCTGCCTGCCGGTCGAGTTGATTTGGAGGGGCGATGTAGTTGCGGATCGTCTCGATGTCGACGCTGTCGACTGACCAGACCTGACCATCGTCGTTTAGGACGCGGTTGCCGTTACCTTGCGACCAGTAGACAAACCATCGATGTTCGATCCCACCGCACTCGCCGCGGTCCTTGTGCATGGCCGTGAACACCGAACCGGGCGTCATGTCCCGCACGCCCGGGATTGCCATCGGCCCGGTCAAGTTCTTCTTGGCGGTCATGCTGCCTCCACGGTTCTGGTCTCGGGTTCGAAGGTGTCCTGGTCGACGTCGTACGAGCAGGCGGGGTTCCGGCACTCGATGCGAACGGGCTCCGCGGTCGACGCCGGCGGGTGCCAGACGAGGGACCGGAGCTCGCACTCGGGGCAGCGGAGGATCTGCACGCTGTGCGCTGCCTCCTCGGTGGGGAACGTGCGGATGGCGCGGTTGACGGCGTCCGCGAAGCGGATGGACTCGGCGGCCCCCTGCTCCCCCGCGACCCACACGTCGACGTTGCCGGTGAACGATCGCCGGTGCGACTCGACCTCGTCGATGGCGAGCTTCGTGGCGCTGATCGGTACGGACGACTCGTGGCCGCTCGAGCCGCCTTCCTGCTGCACGAGACGGTCGAACTGGGTGAGGACGTCGTGCAGGTCGGGCCAGGCCTTCACAGCGGCGTCAACGCGTCCCCAGTGGCCGCCGCAGAGGAGTCCGCGGGCGGCGGGCCGAGGTGAGCATCCGGTGCAGGGCTGGTCGGTCTCGAGCCATGCGCCGTCGTGGATGGACCAGACATACTCGGTGCCGTCGCAGGTGGGCAGGTGCTCGTCGCGGCGGAGGCACGGCTTCTGGTCGCGCATCGTGTTCGTGACGCAGCCGACGACGGTCTGCGGCGAGCGCTGTGGCTGTGTGGTGGTGGTCATGGGGTCTCCTGCTGGGGTTGGAGTGCTTGGTGGAAGGCGGCTGCGTGTCGGGTGTCGGTGTCGAGTTGTAGGTGCCACGACTGATGCGGGGCGACCTGTTCGGCGAGTTCCCCGAAGCAGTTGACGCAGACGATGCCGTTCCATGGGTCGGGTGCCGGCATGACTTTCTGCCAGGTGTCGGCGTCGGTCCACCAGGAGATGTTGCGGCCGCCGCATCGGTGGCAGTAATGCTCGGGGTGCATGTCCGGCCAACCGTCGATGCGCTGCTGGTCGATGTACGGCAGGGCGACGACAAGCGGTGCGGACGCGAGGGGACGGACCTGCTCAGACCAGACAGATGGGTCACTCATCACGACCTCCCTGGTCGCTCATGCGCTCATCCGTTCGTTGGCGGCGACGATCGCAGCGGCGATGCGCTCTGACCAGACGACGATCTCGGGGAACGGATTGGGCAGGACCGTCTGCGCGTAGGCGAGCTGCGCGTCGATCGCGTCGAGCAGTTCCGGGTTGCCCGCGGTACCCACTGCAAGACGAGCGTCGCCACCGGAGTCGGCATGCAGTACGGATGAGTCCTCGGGGTCAAGGCCCGCCGCCCAGATGGTCCACGTCGGACCGCCGAGGTCGGCGTAGTGCCACGCGCGGTGCTTGCTGTCCGACTCATCGCGCCATTTCGCGAGCACGTCGCGGGCGTCCTGGATGATGCTGCTGTCGGTCATGCGGCCTCCTCGGCGATGATGATGTTCGCGGCGTCGATGCACGCGGGGCAGATCGGGTGCTTCATCGGGTCACGGGCCGGCACCCACCGGTGACCGCACAACGCGGTCACCTCGAGGCCGAACACACGCGCCTCGGTCAGCCACGCCTCCGCCGACTCCTTGTCGTCCGGGCAGTTCACGATGTGGGTGTGAGCGGATCCGTCAGCGCCGACAGGCGCGATCACGGTCTCTTCGAGGATCTCGGTCATGGGTCTCTCCTGGTCTGGGAACGACCGCGGCGAGCCCTCCGCTGTCGGAGCGCTCGCCGTGGTGGTGACGGGGTGTTGGCGGGGCACAGCTCGGGGAGCTCCTTGCACTGGTGGGTGCAGAGCTCCCCGGGCTGGTGGAGGGGTGAGAGCATCAGCGGTAGTGCTCGGCGGCGGCCAGGCTGATCGTCTTGTGGCACTCGGGGCAGCGGCCCCGGTCGCGGGCGTACTCGACGACCTGCCAGAGCGTGAGGCGGAGGTGCGCCAGCTGTCGGCGCTCCTCGAGGTAGATCGCGGCGCGACGCTTCGCCTGGCGCGGGGTTCGGGCCCGGTCGGTACCGGCCCACGCTCGGGCGACGCGGGCGCGCTGCCGGATGATGGCGTTCCTCACGACTGTCGTGCATTCGAGAAGACGATCCCGATCACCATCTGCTCGGCAGCAGGTTCAGACCATCCGGCGTTGCGGAACTGGTTCTTGAGGCCCGTGAACACCTCCACCGACTTCGCGGCTTCCTCGAGAGCCTGCGCCATCTCTTCGGGCCTCACCGCTTCGGCTCCCGGTTGTCCGTGCTGCTGATGATCTGCGTGTCCGGCGCGCCAGCCGGCTTCCGCAGCGACCGGATCGCCTGCACGACGATCGCGATGACGAGGATCGCCAGGAGCGCCGAGACGGCGATCGAGCCAACCCAGGCGAGGAGAGTCCAGGGGGTCATGCGTGGTCCTTCCCGCGGCGCTCGCCGCGTGTGGTGGGGCGTCGCCGGATCTCGACGACGGTGGTGCCGTTGAGGATGCCGAGCGCCCAGACGAGGACGAGGACGCCGAGCGGGATCAGGCCGGTCATCGGCGGACCTTCCCGAAGCCGATCGAGAAGTCCCGGGCGAGCTGATCGAACGCGTTCTGCCAGGCGGCAGCGATCGCGCCGAAGGCCTGCGCCTCGTTGGCAGGTCGCCAAGGCTGGACGGGCAGCACCGGGTCGGGGATACCGAGCACGGCGCGGTCCTCGGCACCCTCGGCCTGCAGGCGCGCCTCGACGGCCTTCCAACGTCGGTCGGCGAGGTTCCGGCAGTCCTTCCGGACCTGCAGGGCGGCGAGGGACGGCTGAGAGAAGCGGTCCAGCCGGGCGGGGTCGAGAGCGGTCATGTCGTCTTCCTCCTCCCCACGCGCTCGGCGTGGATCGCGTTCTGCGCCTGGTCGAGCAGCTGCTGCCCGAGCTCGGCGGCGGCCTTCGGGTCGAAGGCCACCTGGGTGCCACGGCCGACCTCGAGCGTGACGAGGTCGACGTCGTGGCCGGCGGTGACGGGCAGACCGCCCGTGGTGTGGATCGGATCAGCCACGGGCGGCTCCGTTCTGCAGCAGGTCGAGCACGGCATCGGCCATGTCGAGGTACAGCGATTGGCCGCCCGAGCCGAGGTTCTCGAATCGCGCTGCGGGCCGAACGACCGAGTACGTTGCCTCCGCGATCTGCTCGCGCGTCGGCCATGCTGCGGGCGGGGGTATCTCGCGGACGACGGGCAAGCTCCAGTGCGCCTCCCGCGGTGATCCGCGGCCTTCGGTGACCTTCCACCACCCGCGGCCGTTCTCGTCGTCGATGTACATGACCTCGCCCGGTCTCCCGACGCGCACCGCGGCGCGCTCGGTGCCGGCGAGGTCGGCGCACCACCAGGTGTCTACGGGCGAGGTGTCGACGACGACGCGGACCCGTTCGGCGGGTGTCGGGAGCCCGTTCCAGTACGTCTCGGTCATGAGGGCAGCCCTTCGTGATCGGTGTCGATGTGGTTGAGCAGCGCACTGGCTTCGTCGTAGCGGCCGAACGGCGTCATGCGCCCCCAGCCGACGGGGACACCGCAGCGGGGGCAGGGCGTCGAGTTGGGCTCGATGAACGGGCCGGGCATCAGCTCGCCCTCCGGTCGATCGCCTCGACCCACTGCTGCGCGACGGCCGCGACCTGCACGAGCTCGGTGCGGAGCTTCGCGGGGTCGTCTTCGGCGAGCGCTTCGAAGACCTCCTCGAGGAGGATGTCGGTCCAGGTGACGCCCGTCTGGTCGGCGGCGATTTCGCAGTTCGCCTTCGCTGCGTCGGCGATCTCGCTGGCCGTCCATGTCTCGACCTGGCGGACGGGGGTGCCCGTGGTGATGGCGAAGGGGAAGTCGGCGAGCGGGTGGCTGTCGGGTCCGGTCCCGTTGGGGTGGTTCTGCTCACCCCACTTCGCGTCCTGCCGGGCTCGTTCAGCGCGGACGTCGGCTGCGACTCTCCTGCCGGAGTCGATCGCGTCGAGGAGTGCGATCCGGTCGGGGAAGTACCGGTACACGGTGCCGATGCTGACGCCGGCACGCTTCGCGACGCGCTCTGTCGTGATGCGGTCGTAGCCGTGCTCGGCGACGACGAGCTTCGCCGCCTCGGTGATGCAATCGAGCGTGAACCTCGACCGGGCCTGCTGCGGCTTGTTGCGGAGCTCGGCGGTCATCGCTGCGTCTCCCGGTTCCCCTCATCGAGCTTCTGCAAGTACCGCGGCAGGACGACGCTCGCACGCCATCCCCCATCGTCGAACCGGACCGAAACGGTCTGGCTCGCGCCGATCCCCGTCTCGGTACCGCGGGTGATCGTTCCAACACGGCCGAGCGTGTGCACCACTCGGTCGCCCTTCGAGAAAGTCGTGGTCATCTCGTTTTCCTCCTGGTCATGAGACGCGGCGAGCGCCGTACCCCCTGGTTGGGGTGGCGCTCGCCGCGTGGTGTTCGGTTGTGGGGTAGGTGGTCAGTGCCAGCGGTCACGCCAGGTGGCGTTCGTGCGGACGTGGTGGACGATGCAGGCGGCGAGGAGGCAGCCGACGACGTCGAGGGTGAGCCAGAGGGCGGTCACGGGGTCACCGCCGGCGGTGTCACGTCGCGGATCGTGGACGGGTCGATGCTGTCGCCCGACCAGTGCTGCCCCTCGTCGCTGATGACGAGCGGCGGACGGCTTGACCGGATCACAAACCACGAATGATCGACGCCGCCGCACTCTTCGGGCTTGACGTGTCGCCCGACGAATCGCGTCCCCGGTGCCATGTCCTCGATTCGGGGCGGCTCCGGCAGGAACAGGTGGCAGTTGCACGGCTGCGGCACGCCCTCCAAACCCGGGATACCCATGCCCGGGATGCGGGTCGCGCACAGGTCGTGGTGCTCGGCGGTCGGGGTCGGCTGCGAGAGCAGGGCGTCAATGATCGCGTAGTCGCCGGCAGTCGGCGGGCCGTCCTGTCGCCGTGCCGCGGCGAGCAACTTGCTCACGTCGTAAGTTGCCTCGATCTGTGCGAGCAGGTCACGAGCCGTCAGCGACACGGGCACCTGCACGGTCGACTCGTCCATCAGCTGCCTCCTTGCTCGAAGACGACGACCAGGGTGCGGCCGCCGTCAGTCTGCTCGACGTGCGCCCCGGTCAGACCGAGGACCCCGAGGACCCGGCCCGCGGGCCCGTGCACGTCGAGGCGGGTGACACCGAGGTACGTGACCGAGGTCTCGTCGGGGATCAGGACCATCGGGTTCACCGTCGGGGCCGCCGGCGGTGCGGTGACGATGCTCTTCGGGCAGCTGCACGGCTCCTCGTCGCGGACCATCAGCAGCTGGCAGAGCGGAGCGTGCGGCACCTCAGCGAGCGCTCTGCGGAGGGCGTCGAGCTCGTCGGCCGCCTCGGTGATCGCGGTCGCGATGTGTGGGAAGCCGGGCTCGATGACCTTCGCGCGTGTTCGGAGCTCGGCGGTGTCGACGGTCACTGCTCGCTCCCGTCGCCCTCGAGGGTCTCGTCGAGCGCGTCCGCGTGCTCGATGATGGCCGCGGCGATGGCTCTGAGGTCCCCAACCGCCCAGTACTGCGTCTTGTTCTGGTACCCGGGAGTCCGGACGTCCACGATGACGTCGGACGCTGGCGGATTGGTCGTGTTCTCGAGGGTCGTACCGCCGCCCTCGTGCCGACGCAAGCTCGAGTAGAGCTTGACGCTGCCGGTCACGGTGCCTCGGAGCTCCGTCGGCAGGTCGGCATCGGTGACGAGCGCGCCCTTCACGACCGGCGGGAAACTGGTCTCGGTGCTCATGGTGTTCGTCCTGTCTGCGGCTCGGCCGCGGGTTGATGTGCGAAGCGCCGGCCCCGTCGGTTGGGGTCGGCGCTGGTGGTGCGGGGTGGTCAGGCGGCCTGTCGGGCTGGCGTCGTGTGGGGGTTGTCGACGGCCGGCAGTTCGAGCTCGTCGCGGATGCGGAGGACAGTGCGGTCGGAGCAGCTGAGGCGGGCGGCGATCTCGGGGTCGGCGAGTCCGTACCCGTGGAGGGTGCGGACGGCGACGCGGCGCTCGGCGGGGGTGAGGGTGACGTCGGAGCCGGTGAGGGCGAGCTCGACGGCGGTCTCGTCGACGTCGTCGTTGCCGCGCTCGGCGAGGGCCGGGGCGTCGTCGAGGTCGATGTCGTCCCAGGCGAGCGCCGGCACCCAGCCCTTGCGTGCGGCGAGGTTCAGCGACCGGACACGGTTGCCGCGCTCCGCCGGAGTCGCAGTCGGCGGCATGACGTCCCAGAGGGCGTCGAAGAGGCTGGCGACGGCGCGGTGGGTGCCGCCGGTGACGACGTCGGCGCGGAGGATGCGGTTTACCTCGTTCGTGCTGACCTCGAGGCGGCGGCTGAGTTCCAGCTCGGACCAGCCGTGGGCGACGAGGGCCTGCAGTCTGCGGTGTGTGCCGCGTGCGGGGATGCGAGCGCCGTCGGCGATGAGGTCGAGCGTCGGCCGGATCGCGAGCAGCCGGCGGGCCTTTGGTCCGGCGACGGTGCGCATCGTGACGCGGCAGCCGTGGTCGTCCGTGTACCCGTAGACGACGCGCTGGATCATCGGGAACCGGGCGATCCGGCCGAGACGGTTGATGCCGATCCCGAACTCGGTGAGCTGCTCGATGCGGCGGCGGACGATGTCGGCGTCGATGACGTCTGGGGGCGTCCATCGGCCGTAGAGCTGCGCCCGCTTCCGGGCACGGGCGGCGTCGGCCCGGCCCTTCCGGCAGGCGTCGCATCGGCAGAGGTGCTGGTTGTAGCAGGTGCCCGTGGCCTGGTGCTTGTGGTCCGGCGGGCAGACGTAGGCGGTGTCGGTCATGGTGTCCCTCGAATGTCGGTGGTTGATGCGTCAGGCGACCCCGGGGATGTCGAGGACGTCGATCGCAATGTGGCGAATCTCCTCGCGCTTCTCACAGGCGCGGGCGATGTAGGCGACGGGCTGCAGCACCGGAGTGCGTGCGCGGCGAAGGATGATCTGCGCGATCTCGATGCCGTGGCGTGGGTTCAGCGCTCCCGTGATCGGCTCGAGGAGGTCGAGGACAGCGCCGAGGTCGGTCAGACCCGAGCGCTTCGCTTCGCTGATGACCTCTTCGGACAAGTCAGTCCTCGGGTTCGCACGGTCACCTACGTGACTTGACTCAGGTAGGTGAGTCACGTCAGTCAGGTCTATCTCTGGACTCTGATCTCTTGACTCTTGACTCTGCTTTCCGTTCGCAAGCGAACCGGTTACCGGTTCGGTTTCCGGTCGCTTCTTGCGCGGCCGCCCGCCCTTCGCCCCGTTGCGGCTGTTTGTCTGGGATGCGGCGAGGATGTCGGCGGCGGTCTGCTGGTGCTCGGCGTAGTTCCACAGGACGTAGACGTCTCCCTCGGAGTCGTCTGACTGAATGCTGAGCGTCGGACGCGTGGGATGATTCCGCATGAGCTCGTCGAGCGACTTCTTCCGCCACTGCGACCGCGCGAACGCGACCGGTATGCGGCCGTCGAGGTTCTCCTCCCGGGAGTAGCCGTTCATCTCGACGAAGGTGCGGAACGCGTTGTCGGAGAGCGGCCGGATCTTCATGTGTCGCCAGAAGCTGTTCGGGAACGTCATGAACAGCCGGTTGTCTCTCGGCATCAGGTACCTCCTTCCATCAGGTTTCTCGCCTCCTCGGCGGTGATCTCGGTGACGCCGCCGGCGTCGTCGTACAGCGCCCACCCGAGGCGGACGGTGCCGGCCACGGACGGGAAGTACCGGGCGGCGGGCCAGCGCAGCGGATCCGCCCATGCCGGGACGCGCCACCCCTCGGTGAGGGCGTCCTCGAGGTGCTCGGTGACCCATCCGTGGCAGCCGGTGGTCCCGGAGCCGCAGAGGAGCTGCAGGTTTGCCGGGGTCGTGCGGCCGCCCTGTGAGCGGTTGAGTCGGTGGTCGCGGGTGATCGGTGTGCCGCGGTGGCACTTCTGGCAGCGGTCCTCGTCGCGGGCGGTGGCGATCGCGTACGCCTCGCGCTCCTCGGCGGCGGTCGGCTTCCGGGTCTTCGGTCGGATCACAGGGGTCCCTTCCAGCTGTAGAGCGCGACGCCGTCCTGCCGCCACCGGTCGGCGATGGGGCCGAGCGCTGCGACGTAGCGGTGGCGCTTGCCCTCGTGCGTGACGAGCACCTCGGGTGCGTCGAGCTCGGTGCTGATGGTGGGGACGCGGTCGCCGTCCGCGGGCCCGCCGTCGAGCAGCGCGATCGTGCAGGGGCGGCTCATGCGGCTACCCCCGCCTCGTAGAGGTGGCGGTCGAGGACCTGCTGCTCGTACGCAGCGATGGTCACGCGTGGGTGCGTCACCCAGTGCTCGAGTAGCTCCTCGGAGGCGTACGCCCGGGCTCGCGCCTCGTTGCCGATGAACAGGTCCCAGGCGTCAATCCCGGCGCGGCGGCCGCGGTCGTTGAGGAGATGCCCACGGCAGGCCTCGTCGGCGGCTTCGTAGGCGGCGGTGCGGTGTTCCTCGAACTCGGCCCGGATTCGCTTGTGGAGCTCGATCCCAAATCCGACGGCGGCGCTACCGCTACGGCGAGCGCTCATGCTGCGCCGTCCCAGTCCGCGAAGAGAGCCTGGGACCGGTCGCCCTGCAGCCTCGTGGCGATCTGCTCGCAGTAGGCCTCGTCGAGCTCAATGCCGATCGATCTCTGGCCGAGTCGGGAGGCGGCGAGCAGTGTTGAGCCGACACCAGCGGTTGGGTCCGCCACGACACCGTCGGGGAGCTTCCGGATGAGCTCCTCCATCAGCGCCAGCGGCTTCTGGTGCGGGTGGAGACGCCCATTCCGGGACACCGACTGCACCGGGGCGACACGGAGGACGTCATTGGTGCGCTCGCCGCGCCACTGTCCGCCGCCGAGGACGTAGATTTCCTCGTGCCCGGGTTTCCATGGGATGCGTAGGTCGCCCATGCCGAGGGCCCCCTTCTTGTCCCAGACGAGGAGCATCTTCGTGTCAGCGGGGCGCTCGATGCGCCAGGTACCGAAGACCAACGCGGCGCGGTCGGTGCCCCAAAGTTCGAGGAGGGCGTCGCGTACGGCGGTGTCCTTGTCGCCGAGGATCGATGAGGCGACTGCTTCTCTCCGGGAACCGGACTGGTAGTCGATGCCGTAGGGCGGGTCGACGCACAGCACGTCGGCCGCGGTCCAGGCGGTGATCTCGCGAGCGTCGCCGTGGAACAGGGTGACGAGCTCGTCCTGGTAGTACGGATCGGTCACGGAGCCACCCCCTCGGCTGCCCACTCCGCCACTCCGTTGACGGGCAGGTCGAGGGCTTCGGCGACGTGGACTTCGAGGGTCGCGCCGCGGCTGCCCTCCCAGCCGGGGAGGAGGGCGAGGCCGTCGGCTCTGATGACCATGGCGAGGGCGTGGCGCATGTACCACTGCCAGGGCTGGGTAGTTCCGGTGGGGTTGTGCTCTTCGGAGGCGACGGGGTTGAGGACGGTGTAGCCGGCGGCGATGAGCTCGAGCTCGGCCTGGTTGAAGGCGGGGTAGTTGAGGTCGGGGAGGCCGGTCATGGGGCCGGCGATGTAGAGGGTGGTCACTCGGGTCTCCGGATGGTGACGGGCTCGCCGGCGGCGACTGGGAAGACCGCTTCGGCGGTGCCCTGTCGGACGACGAGATGTAGTCGGTCGGGCTGGTGGGGGCGGACGCCGATGAGCGTCCCGATGGTGCGGTGTTGCGGTTCCCGCGAGAGGCGGTGTCCGGCGGTGCGGAACGCGACGACGAGGCCGACGTCCGTGGTTCGCAGCAGTCGCGCCGGCGCGGTCTCTTCGACGTACCGGGTGGGCTGCTGCTCGAGCGAGGCGAGGATGCGGCGGCGTTCGCGGCCGCGGTTCCGGCTCACTCCTTCGGCCCCTGGTCCTCGAGCCACCATTCGGTGGGCTCGCCGTACGGCTCGTCGAGGGCGGCGAAGTCGCGGCGCATCTCGGCGGCCCGGCGACTGCGGGTGTGGTTCCGCCATCCGCGCGGGGCGGGGTCGCCGGCAGCCTTGTTCTCGTCGTCGCTCACTCGTCGGCCTCCGATGAGTTGGTGACGAGATGGATGCGGAGGAACGCGAGGACGAACAGGACACCGGCCGACGCGGCGAGGACGGTCCAGCCCGTGCTGTACCGCTCGCACCCGGTGGTGAAGAGTGCGGCGATCAGGGCGAGGTAGGTGAGTGCGAGGGCGATCTTCATCGGTTGCCTCCGTTCCGGCGCGGGAGATGCGAGAGGTCAGCGCGGGGCGCGCGTCCTTCGACTGCGCCTCGTCTGTAGGAGTCCTGCCAGTCGTCGGCGGTTGCCCAGAGGACGGTGAGCACGACAGGCCAGCCGTCGTTCTCACCGACAGCGACGGACAGGGTGACGCGGTCTGCCTGCAGCAGGACGGTGTTGTACTGGCGCGAGAAGCCGATCCGTGTCGGCGTGCACACTGCGTCGGAGACTTCGTCGGCGGTGAGACCTTGCGCCTTCATCGTGTTGAAGCGTCGGAGTGCATGTGCCGACCAGGTGAGGAACGGCCGGCGACCGGACAGGTAGGCGGACTGCAGGTCGCGAGCCGTCTCGAACTTCTGCGGCGTGTTCGGCCGGTCGGTCTTCATCGGGTGGCGATCCAGGTGCGGCTCTTGCGCCCTCCGGCGGTGAGGCCGTAGTCGCCGGTCCAGGCGACCTTGCCGGCGTCGACGAGCTCGGAGCGGCGGGAGCGGATGGACTGGTCGGAGGGGACCCGGACGTTCAGGAGCTCGGCGACGGTGCGGTACTCGGCGATGATCTGCTCGTCGGTCATCCCCTGGGGCTTGTCGAAGAACGACGTGCGCACGGGGAGGAGCGCGAGGATCCGCTGCTGTACCTCGGTGGGGTTCTGGACGGTGCGGGCGGCGAGGTGGCTGGTGTCGGCGTCGTGTCTGCGTGCGGCGGGCATCAGTTCTGACCGCCGATGAACCGTGCGTAGATGCGGACGGTGCCGTCTCCGTTGCTTCGCGACACTGCGTCGAATTCTCCGGGGTCGCTGCTGCGGTACGCACCGCGCTTGATCTGATTCGCCATGGACGGAGATGCCTTCTCGGCGACGATCGCCCACTGATCGGGGTTGGCGCGCAGCTCTGTGAAGATGGCGTCCCAATCGCGCTTCGTGTTGCGGCGGTTCTGCGGCGGGTTCTCGAATCGAATGGTCATGGTGACTCCTTGGCGTCGTGGCGGTTGGGTGGCGGTGTGTCCTGCCGTGGCTGCCGAGTCACGGGTGCCGCGGGCTTGAACCGCTGTCAGGACGTGCCTCGTCAGCGCGGGGGCCCGAGCGGGCCCGCTTACGTCGCTCCGTAGAGACGGGTGATTTGGGTGCGAGACGACGGATTGTCCGGGCCATGGGGTGCCGTGTGCGCCTCGCTGATGCCCCGTCCCTTCTTCGGGTGGGGCTCTACGCTGTGTAGTTGCGCCGACCCGCTGGCGATGTGCGTTCCCCGTGGCTGACTCGGGTAGCGGGTGCGACTGCCGGCCCGTGGGCGCGACGAATACCGCCCTCGAAGGGCGGAAGATGTCCGGCTGTCAGGAAGCCGGTCTGCCGGAGGCGAGCCACTTGGCGTAGCGCTCGGCCTCCGGTATCTCGATCAGGAACTTGCGACCGTTCAGGTCGCCGGCCGTGAGGTACCCGTCACGGATGTCGTCGCGGACGTACTGCTTCGACATGCGGACGGCTGCGGCGAGCGATGCCACGTCGTGGACGTAGTGGACGCCGTCGGCGATCTGCGGGGCCTCCTGCGTGTTGCTCATGCGGTGACTCCTGTCAGGAACTGTGCGGGGTTGATACGCAGAAAGCCGCCGACGCGGGCGAGCTCCGTGACCGTGAACCCGGACTCACCAAGGAGTCGGGATCGCAGCACGGAGCCGTCCATGTCGGCGGCTTCTGAGAGCGTGTCGAGAGTCACGTGCGATGCGGCGAGCGCCTCGTTCACGCGAGTTGCGACGGTGGTGTCGATCTCTCTTTGCTCCATGTGGCTAGGTTACTCTCCGTTTGGAGAGTGTCAAGCCCGAAACCGCCCATTTGGCTACTTATTGCCCCGCTGGGTGCGTAGGGTGGTCCGCGTGGAACAGCAGAAGTCGCCTGTGAACCTGGCCGTAGCCGCGGAGATCCGTGCTGAACGAGGCGCGCAGCGCGTCACGGTAAAGCAACTGGCTCTCGCGGCGGGCATGGTCGAGTCGACTCTGAACCGTGTCCTCGCCGGCGAACGAGACATCAACGTCACGCAGCTGACCAAGATCGCGACTGTCCTTGGGACGACACCGGAGGCGCTGATGGAGCGCGCAGTACGTCGAATGGGCGGCGTCGACGTCCTGATGTCGGACGTGCAGAGCAAGAATGTGACACCGCTTCGACGCGTCGAGGACTTCACCCTGGAGGAGCTCGACAAGGAGAAGTTCGCGGCCAACCGCGACAAGGAAGCGGAGACCGACGAGCAGTTCGACTGACCACCGACCTGGGGGACCATGTACGACCCGTACGAGCACGCTGAGGCGCTCGGGATCACCGTCATCCACCGGCCCATTCGGACCGAGAACGGCCGCTGGTACCCGCAGCACAACCTGATCGTGATCCGCGAGGGCCTCCGCCGAGTCCACGACCGGTCAGCGCTCGCACACGAGGTCGCACACGCTCTCCTCGGGCATGAGGACGACCGGCCGAAGCACGAAGTCCAGGCCGACCGGGTTGCCGCGAACAACCTGATCGACCTGGACGAGTGCCGGGAACTGCTGAAGTGGACGCCCGACTGCGCGCGGCTCGCGCGGGAGCTCGAGGTGTCTACGCGCCTCGCTCGAGTGTTCCTGCTGTCTCACCGTCTGGCTGGGTGAACAGCTCCCCGAAGGCCGTGAGTCCGACGCGCATGCGGGCGACATCGTTGCGGCGTCGGTAGTCGTTCGTCTGCAGCCGTGATGCGTGGCCGACGATCTGCATGATGACGTCGTCGGAGACGTTCGCCAGCGTGAGCAGGTCGACCGTGGAGTGGCGGAGGTCGTGGAGACGGACGTTCTTCTCGATGCCGGTCTCGACGAGCAGCTTGCGCCAGGCTCGGGAGTGATCCGACGGGTCGATCGGCTTCCCGCCGTTCGTGAACACGAATCCGTTGGGTCCGGGCGGAAACTCCTCGAGGTGGGCGCGGAGGATGCCGTCGAGCGGCTTCACGAGCGGTGGCGTGCGCCACCCGCTGCGGGACTTCGGCCGGGTGAGGAACAGCCCGCCGGCGACCTGCCGGTGCTCGTAGTCGGACGGGAGCACGAGCCTTCGGTCGGGGCAGTCTGCGCCCCGCTTCCGGCCGCACGGCTTTGTGCAGCCGTGCCGCCAGGTCAGGCGCTGCAGCTGCCAGGAGATGTCGAGGACGTCGCCGGCGACCCGGTCTGCTTCGAGGCCGAGCACTTCCCCGCGGCGAGCGCCGGTGAGGAGTGTGGTTGCCCAGAGTGCGAAGCCGGGGCCGCCGGCGTCGCGGACGTGGGCGTACAGGTCGAGTGCTTCTTGCAGGTCGAGTGCGTCGAGGTTCGACACGGCCTTGCGGGGGGCGGCCATGAGCTTGGCTGGGTTGCGGCTGATGCGTCCTTCGCGGACAGCCCACTCGAGTGCAACGGAGATGATGCGGTGGGCGGTGAGTGCCGTTGTCGGCGAGCGCCCTTCGCGGACCATTGCGTCGGTGACGGAGCGGACTCCCCCGGCGGTCAGCTGCCGGAGCTTCTTGCCCCCGATGATGGGGATGACCCAGAGCTCGGAGACGTTGCGGTACCGCTCGGCGGTAGTCGGTCGCACTTCGGCGGTGACGATGCTGTCGAGCCAGTAGGTGAACCACTGCTTGACGGTGATGTCGCGGGTGTCGATGTCGCCGTTGTCGCGGAGCTCGCGCTTGAGGTCCTCGAGCTGGTTGAGGACCTCGGAGCGGTCCTTGCCGCGGATGACCTTCCGCCGGCGGACGCCGTCGCGGGAGGGGAGCGTGACGGCTCCGGTCCAGTAGCCGCGGGAGTCCTTGTACAGGGCTCCCATGCCCTTCCGGTTCGCCAT